GTGATAGCTGAATGACACCAGAATTACATCCAACTCTATACGAGTTAGTTCCATCTGTATCTTATGTAATCTCTAGAAAGTTTAAGGGTTTGATAACTACGCAAAGAACCAACGAGGATCAAGTGCTTACGGAATTGCTCAACTCCTTAGAGAGAAAGATAGCAGAGCTGAATTCCAAATCTTACGAGGCCTTAAATATATTGATAAGCGGTACAGTTCCCCCTGTAAAGCGTGGAACTTCTTTCTCAAGCACAAGTACTACTAGTGTGCTAGTATCTAAGTCTTGACCGGTTCTTACCTTTCTCTCCGGTCATAATAAAGAGAGTCTTGCTACCCTTCCAGCAAGGCTCTCTACTTTTTTCTAATCCAATACTGTGAGTTAATAACTAGCGTATCTATATTATCTTTATGATGATCAACAAATAATAATATGCCAGGGCGAGGTGTCTTAGATGGTGGAAGATCTCTTCCCCAAGTGTAATCATCAAAGGCCATAACACCACCAGTTTTTAGTAGAGGCCAACTAAGTTCTGCATCCATCAACACAGCTACGCTTGTGTGGTCTGCATCAATATAAATAAAATCAAATGACTCTTTGAAATTATCTTGTTGTCTAATCAAGTATGAGGTGGTATCACTAACCACAGATACAACTGATAGGTCTTTTACCTTCTCCTTGTATACCCTCTGGACATCGCTAAAGTCCATCTCGGCGTGGCTTTTCTCATCACTTCCACCCCAAGTATCAACATCAATTAACTTAGATGTATCATCAGTTAAGATGTTATTGCATAACCAAACTGTTGCATCTCCAGTAAATACACCAAGCTGTAAGAAGCGTAGGTTAGGTTTACCTTTATACTCAGCAAGGTAAGTATTAAAATTATCTTGTGCAGTTTGTGCAAACCAATTAGGATACTCAGCCATTACTTATCCGTACTGTAGAAGCCACTACCTTTGAAGGTAATAGAAGGTGCAGACCAAACTCTGCTAGTAGTTTGTTGACAACAGATAGGTGTCTCTTCAATACCAAAGATAGGTCTTTCAATAGAGATCACACCATTACATACATTACATTTATATTCGTATATCAAAACGAATTCCATCCTCTAACTTTAGAAACCCTACCAGTTTACTACGCTTGTTTTTGTTTTCAAACTCAGTTGTAATAGGTAGCCATTTAGTTTCCCATTTAGGTTGAGGTATCTCAGTTAAGTTAAAGCCCCAGATACCTTCAGGTGTAGCGTTAATATACCAAGGTGTAAGAGATCTAATACCTGCTGCCATAATTAAACCCTGATACTTACTCTCCTCAATAAGTAGATCAGGGTAGTGAGTCTTGCGAGACTTCAGTTCTATAAACATCTTAGCCTCTAAAGATATACAATCCCAGTTATCAAACTCTTCCGACTTCTCAAGATCGGGGTAGTAGAACTCTTTAAGATAGTCAAGTAGTTCCGGTTCTTTTAACTCAATCACAATCTACCCACTGCCATAGCGCAATACTCAGAACTAATCTCACTACCTATATAGTTTCTGTTTAGTTTCTTAGCAGCAATAGCGGTAGTTCCTGATCCTATAAAAGGATCGTAAACAATATCACCCTCATTACTCCAAGAAATTATATGATCTGATACTAATTTCTCAGGGAATACAGCAGGGTGATCCGTTTCATTCCTTGATACAGCTATTTCCCATATATTATCTCGGTACTTTTCATCATTTATATTAAATGTTTTTTTCTTTCTCACTTTACCTGTAGTTTTTAACTTAGCTGTGTAATCATAAAGTTCACCAGCTCTTTTATTAGGCTGCATTAAAGGATTAAAAGTTTTAGGTTGTCCTTTGGATAATATAAACATATACTCAAAGACACAGGAGTAACGCTTATGCTTAAACTTTGGCATAGGATTAGTCTTACGCCAGATCATAGTGTCGTGTAGATTAAAACCAGCTTCCTTCAAACCAAGTGCTTGCCTAAAGGAAGTACCAGTTTCACTACCTTTAATAGTTTCATCACCTACTATCCATACCAGCACACCACCTTGTTTAGTAATGCGATATAGTTCTTTAGATGTAGATCCAAAGTTAAATGAGTACCCGTTATAAACCCTAAGTGAATCATAAGGTGGAGATGTAATAGTTAGGTCTATGGAGTTATCATCCATACCTTTCATACTCTCCAAGCAATCCTCATTGTAAATTATGTTTAATTCCAAGGCGTTTGTCCTCCGAGCCTATCTTGCAATCTACGCAAGGCTGATATACATCTGCGATCTGCTGTAGATGTAGCACACTCTAGGTATTGTGCTATCTGTTGCAGGGTAAAACTATCGTGGTATCTCATCTGTAGTATGGTCTTATCCTCTTGCTCTAGCTTTAGATAAGCCTTCTTAATATCTATTAGGATCGCTAGTAGGTTGCCACCTTCAGCAGGTGTTGACTGCTTACGAGGTGTGCCATCGTTGATCATCTCTTGTGCTTGCTCTAATACTGTGCCATCTACTACTGAAGATATAACAAAGGGTATTAACTGAGCGATAGTTGTTGTGTCATAGAAGGCTTCATCAGTTGTCTTATACCCAGCCTTACGAGCCTTCTCTTTACGAGCAAACCGTTCAGCCATTCGTTGCATCTGATATGCAATTCGTCTTTCATTTTGTTCACGCTTGTTAGCATCAGGTTCGTTTAATAGATCAACAAACTGTTGCCCTCTACCAATAGCCCAGAGAAAACACTCCTGCTTTATATCTGCTAGATCTACCCAACCCTTAAACTTTCTAGAGATTACATAAGATACAGATGGAACTAACTCGTATAGAGTTGGATGTAATTCTGGTGTCATTCACAATCCAGTGTTGGAACCTCAGGCCACTTACCATCTAGTACCATAATTGCAATAGCTGAGTAATTAAGTAGATCCATAAAAGAATCCCGTAATGATTCATTACTAGGATTAACATTACTATCTACAAGATTATTGATGCGAGCAACCTTGTCACACATACGAACTCTTAGTCCATTGATAGGACCGCCAGGAGATCTTGCAATATTTAACGGACCGTAATCGTGGTGCTTTGCAATAAGTAAATTACCAGCAGCATCCATAACACGCCACATATCAGTAATGAACTCATCATCTACTCTCGTGTTGGTGGTGGTGCGATCTCTATTGTGTTCTTCTCGTGATTGATCTTGATGATATAAATCCCCAAGGCTGCCAACCATTCTGCTAGTACCGTCAGGTCTGAGTTCTTCATACATTTGGCACCCCTATTGTCCGTTTTGTCTCATCTATACCCTTTGCTAAGTATAAATCATTGAGGTCCATTCCAGCAGGTAGCGACACGATAGTAGAGTTGCTCACCTCCTGCGCTACCATCCTTGAAAACTCTGCTCCTGGATTAGAACCATCCTCTTTCACATCATTATCACCAACAATATAAACCCTGCCATACCCTGAAAACATCCTTGTAAAGTGGGGTTTCCAAGCCTGTACTCCTGGCACTCCAACTGCCGGTATACCTAGGATTGCAGATGCAACAATAGTATCTAGCTCACCCTCACAGATTGCTATGTACTCACTACTAATAATAATATCGCTGACATTATAGAGATGGCCCTTCTGCCCTAGTGGTGCTCCATACTTAGGCTTGCCCTCATCTAATCTTCTAAACTTAAAGCCAACACAGTGTCCAAGCACAGTCATATAAGGTATAGATAGCCAGCCCTGATAGTTCTCGTGGGTTGCAAAAGGTTCCTTAATGAAACCTAAATGGTACTGCCTTGCTATCTCCTCAGAGATCCCACGATCTGCGAGAAACTTTATTGCTTCCTCGTTTAGATCCTTGCTGTACTGCAGTGCCGCTTCCAGCGAGGATTTCAACTGCACGGTTGAGAGCATCCTTAAACCCCATATTCTCTTTAATAATAACAATGTTTACTGCGTTGCCACCTTTACCGCAAGTGTGGCAGTAATACAAATTGTCCTTTGTATTGATTACCGCACTCCTTCTGCTGTCATTGTGTAGTACACATCTAACAGAACAAGCTCTACCTTCTCTTACCTCACCGCCATAGTGTGAAACTATTACACTTATGGAGATTGCGTTTGCATCAGTGGGACCTTTATACCTTCTCTTTTTACCCACCCTGGACCAGTCTTGTGTTGACAAGCGCAGTCTCCTTTACATTCTTTATGTAGAACCTCAGACCTATTGTAATTGTCTTTGAGATTTTCCTGCCCTGCTGACCTACAAGTTAAGCAAATCATTTCTTATCCTCCAACCATTGCGTTAGATCCTGTATTACCCAAGCCTTATCTATTCCTGCGTTCCTTCTTTTGAATAGTACATAAGAAAAAGGCCTATCAACACCACGATGCTTAGCATAATTAGTAGCCTCTGTTTGCGCTTCATCCCAGAACTCCTTTAGATTTAAAGTCTTAGTATTCTTTAACTCAAAGATGTAGGTTTCACCGGCAACCATAACTACTAGATCTCCCTCATCCTCTGCTCCTGATAAGCGCAAGCGTTCAGCTACTGCGCCCATCTTTCTAAACCATTTCATTGCATCAACCTCAAACTGAGCACCTTTAGTCTTGTTATACTTGGCTGACATTTAGATTGGCATCCCTTCTATACATCTGACCTAGTGCATCAGCATCAGATATCTGACAGACACCATAGTTAACAAACAAACTAACAAAGTCTGAGCCATCTGCCATATGTGGACCAAACCTATTCTTAACTACTGCAACCTGTAGTTCGCTATTATGTGGCCCATAATTATAGTTAAGAGTAAGTATCAAGGCAGGCAGTTGAGATACCTTACCGTGAATAGCCCTACGAGCAGGTGGTTTATTGTCCTTGCCATACTCTGATTGCTCAGAGACGTGGTGTAATACCATCACACAGGCTTCAGTCTTGCGAGCCATATCGTGGAACTCCACCATAATAGCTCGCAGACCTGCCCATTCATTATCTGACTCGGCAACCACATTCATCAGGTTATCTATAACAATCAACTCTGGTGGTATTCCATACAGTTCAACATAAGCCTTAACCTCTAACTCAATATCATCTAGTGATGGTGATGAGTCAAAGACAAACTGTATGTTCTCCATATCGGAAAGATACTTATCGTAATAGTGACGGCTATTATTTAGATTAGCTTCCACCAGTAGTTGACTGTGTCCTGATAGGTGAGAGGCTGCTCTCATCATCACAGTTGGTGTATCAGTATCGGCTGAGAAAAACAAGGTTGGAACCTTTGCTTTAACTGCATAGATAAGAGCAAACATACTCTTACCAGCATTAGGTGCAGCAGCAACCATACATACCTGACCTCTACGGAACTTGATCTGCTTCTTAGCAAGATCTTTCCATACGTCAGGTAGTGGTGTTGCATTGGTATTGCTACCACGCCACGCCCTAGTAAGATTTAGCAACGTATTCCTCTCTCGGTAGAACTATTCCTCTTTGCCTTCTGATATATTTTCTTTTGGCTGCGGTGATACCACCCCAAGTGCCAAACCGTTCCTTGTTGATTCCCCATTCTGCACACTCTGCAAGGTGGGGACAAATCTTGCAAACGTTTATAGCCTGTTGAGTGTGGACTCTATCTCCATCCTCTACTTCAGGAAAGAAAAACTCCACACCCACTTCGGCACAAGCTGGGTTCTCATAGTTCCAGGGAACCCGCATAACTTATCTAATCCAGACGGTATCGCACTTGTCTGTGGCACCCTTAGGTGCAGCGCACATCCAACCTTTCCAAGGACCCTTCTGTCCTACGCCTGAACGAAACGCCATTGAACCGTGCTTACAATCAGGTGCAGTTGCATCTGTTGCAGAGACAGTTGTTGCGCCTAATGCTTTCTTAGCATAGGCGATTGATCCACCATTTGATTGTGGAGTTGTACCTAATGTGGTACCAGTAGTTGTTACTAGTGTTGCTAGGTCAGCTATTGAAGTTAGAGATGACTCTAGTTCAGCCTGACTTGTTGCGTAAAGATTTACTAGAGTTCCATCAGATAACTTATAGTTAATCTGGAACTTAGTGCTTTCCGGTGCAGCCATTACTTACCTCCAGTATGTTTGACAGATAATCTTATTGATTCCTGTCCCTGTTTCTTTGGTACAAAGCCAAGAAGTTTCTCAACCTCTTCGGCATCTACTGATTCTCTACCACTAATGGTGCTCCAAGTAATGGATACACCACTGTTAGTCTGACCAGTAAATCCTTCTAACGCTGTCTTTAATGAATCTCTTTCATTAGACAGTTCCTTTATCTTTGCATCAAGTTGTAAATATTTCAAAGCGGATGTGTCAACCTCTGGGTTGTCTATGAATATCTCACCCTCTTTGATACGTTCTTTTTTTATACCAACGCATCCCATCTCGCCACTCTCATCAAAGTACTTGCAATAGGATTTGCAGTAACTCTGATCACGCTCAGGCTCTGGTGCATCTGCGCTCTCTTTAATAGCAGCAAGCCAGTTGAGAGCTTCCTCTGCCATCTTTGGATCATATGGTTCGCTATGAACCTTAACATCTCTTTCATCACCATCACGGGCGATGGCTACTAGATTGACAGTTTTAGGACTCCCCTTGCCTGACTTATCAAGTAAGTAGCCATACACCTGTACTTGCCAACGCTGTTGTAGCGATGGAAAGTAGGATAGATTTTTAACCTTAACGGTTTTCCAATCTATCACATCTCCTGTTTCAGGTATATATAAATCTATGTGTGCTTTCATTCCATTGTACTCAACAGATGTTTCAACCCAGTACTTCTCACTCTTTGGATCTGCAACTGTGATTGCTTCTTCAATAGCAGAGTGAATAGCTGTACCCATAATGGCAGCCAACTTCATCTCATTGTCATTGGTTTCAGGTTGATCGTTAAGACGATACCAAACCTTACGCCGGCAACCACCTAACTCTGATGGACCTATCTGTGTCTGTTTAGATCTAGCCCTACCAGCATCCTTAGCTCGTAGTACTTCTAACAGTAATTCTTTTGGATCTGTCATATTGACATCCATCCTATATACCCTGCATCAGGGTTGTCTAGTAACCATTGCTGTCTCATTTTGTTTTGTTCCTCCCAGTTAGTATCGCTACTTGCATTAACCTTTAATCCTTCTTCATAACCTTTTTCATAGGCCTCTGTTAAAGCAAACTTAATTGTCTTGTGCATAACTCCTACTTAGTAAATTGTGTCTTGACACTGACAGTGCCACCACACCAGATGTTGTATTGTATCGCTATATTGATAGCCTTTTTTGCAGCACTTGATGCTTTAGCGTGAGTCTTTGTATCACCATCTAGTGCTACTAAAGCACCCATTGCTAAAGAGCCACCAGAACCTATACCGTATAGACCTCTATCATCTCGCATATAACCGTAGTCATCACTGATCTGATAAAGATTTCCATTAAAACAAACTAAAGCATCCCAGCCTGAATCATCATCAGCTTTACCTTTAGGATTAGGATCATAACCTGCATCAGTTAAGGCTTGTTTAATAGATGGTAGAACTCTGATCATCATAAAGCGATCAGGATCTTGAGTCTTTAATACCTTAGGCGGTTGCCATAAGTTATTTAATATATCTCCAGCGAGTGCATCACCAGCAACAGCAATTAAGTATTCATTAATCTTAACAATTTTATCGTAGCCCTTAGCAACGTAAGGTCTATCTGTATAGGTAGTCATAGAGTCAGCAGCAATAACTGCCCAACCCTTACCTTGAATACCAACTATTGCCGTCACTGCATACTCCTTTTATCTTGGATTAATTGTAGCACCGCCCGTAAAAAATACTGGGATGTAAAGGCGACACGCCGTGAGTGCGATCCTTTCGGATTACTAGATCGGAAATGTGTACCATATGAGCCGAAGGCGAATTACAGATACGGTAACCAACCAAGGCGGCGCTGAAAGCGCCGAGGCGACTGACCACAGGAAGGAGCCGACCTGAGCAATATGTTCCGTCTACCAACCCTGCGAAAAAATAAAGAGAAACTACCAGATAAATTCGGTACGGACCTTAGGTCCTTAGGACCACTACACGCTTGTCCTTGTGGCTCTAAAGTATTCTCTATCCTAGCTACCTTTGATAACTTTGAGATCTCCTGGTATATGTTAGATGCAACCTGTGCTAACTGTGGCAACCTAATAATTGTGCCTTGTCCGGTAGATGATCCCGCTAGGGAAATTTAGGGCATAAAAAAAGAGGGGCGCAGTTAAGCGCCCCCCTTATATTGCCTCGCAGTAAACTAAATTACTCGGCTCCTACGCCGTACTCTTTTTCAGTCTTATCTGCCCACTTAGCCAGTGGACCAGCGATTGAACCAATCAAGATTGCATACTCTGGTGCAAGATCTGCAGCAAGTGCAAGACCCATAGTTACTGCTGATGCTAATACTGCCCGTAGATAAGACTTAAATGCAGCCTTAGTCTTTGGGTCTTTTAACTTGTCAATTAGTTTATTCATATCCATCCTTACGGGCGAACTACACCCATTACTAGAGAGTATGGTCGTTTCCTAAGATACACACCATCCCCGTTTGATTGACTGCCTTTGGAACCACTGCTTGTATTACCCTCAATTACTTGAAGGTACTTCAACCTAGTGTTATTCCATTTGACAATTCCAACGTGGTCAGGCTCTGCATCTTTATCAAACTGGAAGAAAACAATATCTCCAGCTTGCGCTTGACCTATTGGAATCATCTTATTCTTATTGATAAACCACTTCAGTCCAGCATCACAGGAGGCAAAGCCTTTCTCTCCTTGTGCTGTAATCTTATTACCTAAATTCGCTTTGTTAAATACCCAAGATACAAACATCGCACACCAAGGTTGGTTGTTAGCACCATACCATTTGCCATACTTGTTATCATTATTGCCGGTCTCTCTGTTGCCTATCTCAGCCTTTGCTATCTCTACTACGCTCATCTTGTTAGTGACTCCTTTACTAGATCTGTTAAGAATTGAACCTTCTCCTCTAAACGGTTGACCTGGTCCTTGACACTTGATCCACCATTCGGTTTAAGTTCAGACAAATAGTATTTAACTAAGTGTCTTACTGTTAACGCTAGTGTTCCAACAAGTGTCGTTACTGCTACGGCAAGTCCTGCCCATTCATTAGGAGTCATAAGTCCTATACCAATCTGATAGTAGCGATCAACATTCCACCATATCCGGAGAATCTTCTATCGCTAGGAGTTTTATTTATAAAGTCAAGCTCTTCAATTAATCCAATGTATGACTCACCAGTTCTAAAGTCTTCAACTCTGACGGTATCGCCATTGTTTTCAACAGCCTCTAGCTGGCTCATACGGTCATATGCTGACCCTTCATACCCAACCTCTACGCCCATATTGTCACTCTCGTGGTCATAGCAGAACAGAGGGTATTGAATTAATCTTTGACGAGGCACTGCAGGCAGTGACTTGAGTTGGTATCCAGTAAATAGTGGACCCTTAGATGAATCAGTAGATGATCTAGTTAAAGTAAATTTAAAGCCTAGATACTCTTGTGCTCCTACTGGGTATGGAATACCAATCTCTTGAACTATTCCCTCTTGTGCAAAGGAACCAATATTATATTCAGTATCATCATAGGCAATAGATGAGATGCCTAAAGCACCATCTGTAGTATCTATTCTAGGATTTAATAATTTAAACAACTTACCTTCAAGGGTATTGTAACGAACAAAACCTGTCTGTAGATATCCACTTGCTACCTTAGTAGCATTAGATTCAATCCAGATACCATCTCCTGGTACACCAAAGACAACTCTATCGGTAGCACCAAGGAAGTCTGCAGAGACAGGGTTAACAGTCTCACCACTTGCATAAAGATCCCAAGCATAAGCAAAGACTAAGCTGTTAGGAACTATAGGTTGTTGTAAATCAATACGAATTAGACCTGACTCAGTACCTTGTAAGGTTGTTACATAAGCAAATCTATCTTTAAAAGTTACGCTCTTGCACTCTGTATCTACTAGTAATGGTCCGTATTGAATATCACCATCAGCAGATAGCACTGCAATTCTTACACCTTTACTAGTACAAAGAACTCCGTAGAGACCAAGGTATACATCAAAGGCATTTAATATCTCACCCTCTGGTAGATCAACTACAACAGTAGGTGCGTTTAACTCTGGGAAACCTAGCGCATTAGTAGTAGCAGTATCTAATGTAATCTTATATAGAGATGATTGAGATCCAGCATAGCCACCAACATAGAAGGCAGCAGGTCCTTCAGATATAGTTGTCCATATCCAAGATGGGTTTGGATGTTCATAAAGTGCAGTAGGTAGAGCGTGACCACCTGCAGTGGCTGCCTTGTTAGAATCTAATTCGTATAACTTTCTACCCACACCAGCAAGTAAACGTTGCTTTGCATAGCGCAATGCTACTGTGGTAACTGGACCATCAAGATCGTAGATATGACCATCATCTGTAGATCCAAAGATATTACCTCTATGAAGTTTGTCATTATCTGCAGCAAAGTATCTAGTACCATCAGAGGTTAGAGCCATAAAATCAAGTGTGTGTGGAGCTGCTGTTAAGGTATAGGTAGTAATGGTGGGTGTATCACCACTCATAGTAAGTTTCTTTAGGTCAACTCCTTCAGTAAAGACAACTGCATCTACGTTATTAGCATTATCTCTAGCACCAAATAGGTATAGGTTAGTTGCTGTTGCAGTCCTAGCTCTAACAGTTGTATTAAGTAAAGTTACCTGTCCTTTAGTAAAGACATCACAACCTTTAGATTCTGTGTACTGGAAACGAAGTGACTCATCCTGTGCTGGTTCAAAGTATTTAATACCAGCGCCATAGTGGAATGATGACTGCGATCTAAACCACCAACCAGTAAGGGACTGTTCTCCAGCCTCACGGGTTTGGTCATACTGTTGCTTACGGTACTGGGCAGTTACTCTACGATATGGTGAATCATCAGTTGCCCCAATAAAGAATGGCAGACCGGCAATAGCCATATCGTAGTTAACACCAGTAGCTGAATAGTTTGTAGCACCAGATGGATTGGAAAGTACATACGGGATGCCCTCGGTGATATCAGAACCGTAACTCATTTAGACCTCCCGTGTATGTATCCAATTGTTAAACCGCAAATAAATCCTAGATAGGCTAGGAGTATTTCCATTGTTCTCCTTATAGAAGATTTACTAATGACCTCGTTCTGCCACTAGCAAGTTGTGTATAGACCTGAGTGGTTGCAACTGATGAGTGTCTCATTAGATCTCTAACGGCTAGTAAATCTCCGCCAGATTTTTCAAGCATATTGGTAGCAAAGTAGTGACGACAAGCGTGAAAGGTTTTCTTTGGAATACCTAAACGCTTCATCTCCAGTGAGCAGAGCTTGGTTAATCTGTTAGGTGTAACCGACCAGATCTTCCCAGAGGTCTCGTGCTTTAAGATTGTCTGAGCGACTATCTCAGCCACCGGTACAGATAGGTCTGTTCCGCCCTTACCTGCCACTCTAAGGATGTATCCATCATCTACCTTCTCTAGGTCTACCCCACGAAGGTTTGCCACCTCCATAGCCCGTAGGCCCGCTTTACAGCCTATTATGAACCAGTCTCTCATAGGCATATCAGCCTTAGTCATAACCAGTTCAGCCTCACCTGGTGTTAATGGATGAGGTAAGCCTCTGCCCTTACGGACATTAGGTAGATCAAGGTCAGCCATATTATCTATCAGGCCCATCTTACGAAGAGATTTAAAGATACTACGTACCCTCGCTGCATAGGTTCCCTTAGTGGAAGCAGCTTTAACTGTCATTACCAGTCGTTGCAGATCTTCAGTTGTAGCTACCTGTGGATGAACTCCTAGGCGTACTAGCAAGTTGAAGTCATTTCTAAACAGAGCATCAGCGAAGCCCTGAGTTTCATATCGGTCTTTTAGCTTTTCTTTTATTACTTCAAGTGGTATCTGTTCCATAGTCCTAGCAGTCTATATTCAGGATTATTCTTCTGTCAAGCAGAATCGTTAGCAATTGTGCCTGGAACAATCCCCATCGCAAGTATCGTAGCGGATTCGGCAGAAGCGACAGGCCTCAAGTGGGCTGCCCCTAGTGGTGGTGGCAAAGTGTTACAGGTTCTCCAAAATACAACCAGTACCTCTGTTTCTAATTCCACAACAACATACGCTGCAACTGGGCTAATTCAAGCAATAACTTGTTCAAACACAAGCAGTAAAGTATTGGTTTTACTTTCTTTGCCAATTTTTAAATCAGAAGGTCACGCCCAAAATGCTGTTGGAGTTGAAATTAAACGGGGTGGTACAGCAATCTTAACAACTCCTGATGTTGTACTTTACACAGAAACCACATTAAGGCAATATGGTATTTATACTTATGCGTTATTAGATTCACCGAGCAGCACTTCATCTCAAACTTATACAGTTAATTTTAGAAATAGAAACGCTACAAGCCAAGTAGTAGTTTGTTATGAATCTAGTCCAGCATCGCTTATTTTACAAGAAATTGGAGCATAAAAATGGCTAAAGGCAGTGATGTTTTATCAATGTTAATTCCTAATGGTGGATGGATATTAACTGGCAATGATTATGAAGGCATACAATTTTTAGAATGTGAACCTATAAGTAAAGAAAAATTTGAAACAGGTTTCGCACAATATGATTCTTGGAAAGCAGAGCAAGATACTGCTAAAGCATTAGCCAAAACAAGAGCCGAATCTAAACTTGCAGCACTTGGTTTAACTACTGATGATTTAAGGGCTTTAGGCCTCTAAGCACAATCCTCTGAGATTGTTCTCGGAGGATAGCTGGTTTTGTAGCGAATAGTGCTACTGCAACAGGTTTGGAGTGGGCTGCCCCTGCTGCTGGTGGTGGTGCATATACCTCAATAGCAACAGGAACTTTATCTGGAACCACAGTTACACTAAGTCCAATTAGTCAAGATTATATTCATTTATACCTTAGAGTTATTGGTGCAAAAGCGTCGTCAGGTCGTCCAGCATTAAGATTAAACGGAAATAGTAGTTCTGTTTATTCAAGTCTTGGCGGAGAATTAGATACAGCAACTTGGGCGGTTGCTGGTACAGTTAGTGCAATTAATCTCGGCCCTGATTTAAATACAACAGATGATTACAGAACCCATACTTACGAAATTTTTAATTACACAACAACAAGTTTTAAACCAATTGTTTTGAATACAAGATGGGGGACAAGTTCAGGTTCAGGTTCTTACATTAGGCACGGTGCATATAATAGTGAAACAGCAATTACTTCAGTAACTCTAGTTAATCTTGATGGAGTTTCTTTTACA